GTATGGGAGAGCGAACTGCTCTCGAATGTGAGGTTCTAAGGCTCATAGAGGAGGAGGTGACTCGACGGACCCAACTCAAAATAATGGAAACACTTGCGCTCGTTTCCAATCTCTATGAAATTCCTCTCGAGAGGCTCGTCAAGGACACGGCCGGCCTCGAGTGCTCATTCTGTAAAGGAATAAACAAGGCGAAACAGAGGTGCTTGAAGAAACCTCAAGAGAATGGATACTGTGGGTTTCACAGACGCCAGTGTCCCGGATACAAGTCACCGGAGAAGGTGGAAGATGATGCACCGGCGCCATGGGACACTTAGAGAATTCAGAAGTAAATTGAGTAATGGGAAGCAAAAGTGATCTTCTTTTGTCGAGTCTCACCAAGTTTTTTGAAGTTCCAGAGAATCGTGAACAACTCCATGACATCCTTGGGCATGGAAAAGGCCCGTCTCTCCGGAAACTCGAGTGGTTTGTCACAAACTATTCCAAGGCGAACCACGTGTCTTTCACGGCTCCGAATGGCAAGGTCTTTACGGTACACGTAGCATACAAGTCTAGCTTGGACGGGTACAGTAAAAAGCTTTTTGATCCGTTTTGTCGGACAGAGCGCATAGACTTTCAGGGTTTGACCACCACGTGCGCGCAACTGAACTTTTTGCGGTGGGCAATTTCGAACGGAATTGTAGAAGCTCTTCGAAAGCTTACAGAAACGGAAGGGAAGCAAATCCACCCTGAAATTGTAAAAGACTATATCCATAATAAAACAGATACAAGTTATATCCAGCTATAAGCTGATTTGTATATGAAGCATTGAAGTTTAGTTGTAGGTATGTTGTTTGTGAATTTAACTTTGAAAAGTTAAGATACCCACCCTGATTGTACTCTTTCGGCGTCAACCCGAAAGAATACACATAGATGTTCTTTGAAGGAACTGAAAGGTAATGTTCAAGAGGCTGTTTGAAAGAGTAATACAGAGACCCCTGGAAGGTACTCAAAATGTCCACGTTGTTCAAAGTAATCTTGGCCGTGTTAATAACGTCCACAAAGTTTGATGATCCGGAAGGAAATTGCAGCTGAATACCCGTCTGAATGTACTGCGTTGTATATCCATAACTGTACCGAGAGGCGTAGTATCGACCGTCTTGTATATTCTCATAGTTCTTGTTTCTGAAAAACCATGTCAGAACTTGAACTGGATAGTTGGCCGTCAACTGAAGAGTCGTCGTGGAGCTATTAAACGAGAGGGCAGACTCCTTTTGGACACGATTCACTATGTATTTGAGTGGGGTGTTTTGATAATACAACTTTTCTGGATTTTCAAGAAGGATTTCTTCTGTAATGAGATTCGGCCAAAAAGTTGTTCCCGGTGGATATACATCCGTATTATTTGTTACGGGTGCGTTACACCACCACGTGTTGGGCTGAAAGGTAAAACGCACGTACAAACGTTGCGCCCACATGGCACACGTCGGCAAGTACGGTTTTCGGAGACGTTCACGTCCTTTATTGTTGTGTGAATGACGGCGACAAAAGAAAAATTCGAGAGGTATGGTAATTTTACTCGAAGGAACAATAGTTTGTGGAGTTGTGTATGTGATGATAATGAGCCCAGACCCTCCTGAACCGGGTGTTGTGCCGAAAGCACCCCCTCCACCCCCTCCCATATTCGTTGTTCCGGATACTGCGGCCGTATTTTGAGATGAAAATCCGGTGATATTACTCGACCCAGCGCCGCCTCCACCTACGGCACCTCCCGGAGTCACAAGTGTACCAGTAATAGATGTATTTGAAGCACCACCTCCACCTCCACCAACGTAAAACACACCCGTTCCCGTCACATTACTAAAATTGAGTGTATTACTTAGGGCGAACCCGTTCCCGCCATGTCCAAGAGTTGATGCAGTCGTGAAAGCAGATGCCCCCGTTCCCGTTGTAACGTTCGCCTGCGATCCCGCACCTCCTCCAGACTGGTATACTATATTTGTTAAATATTGAAACGATGCATTTGAAGTGAAGGTTGTTCCGGCCGCACCACCGAGCGCCCCACCAAACCCCCCAGTCGCAGTATACGTCGTCACGGGACCAGACGAGAGTATTGAAGCGCCACCGTTTATGGTTGCTTGTGTCCCGCCAGCCCCAATCGTCACATTGTATGTTCCAGCGGGGAGAAACACGGAAGACTGGTTGAAGACTCCGCCACCACCTCCCCCGTTTCCGTTAAAGAATGTTATGGTATTACTCGAGGTTGGTATAATGTTTGACCATGCGGTGATGGATCCGAAGGTACTACACGTTACACTCGTTGGTGTGACTGATGAAACATAGACATTTGTCGTAAAAGCTGGAGTATTCGTCACTGTTATGTATGCGTTCGCACCCACATAAGCTCCAACTGTATTTGACATTTTAACCGTAAATGTTGAAGAATTAATCGCGGATGCTGTAATATTACTCGTTATGTTCGAAGTGTACACACCTCCCGCCCCTGCACCTCCTCCTCCAACAATAGCAAGGTTCACATATGTTCCGTAGGTGAGTGTAAACGTATTACTGATCAAAAATGTATGAATCACATTACTCCCTGAAATTACGGTTGAATCACCGCCATATCCAACGTATGTGAATGTTGAAGCGTTCGACGTGTTCAGAGCCGTCTGAATTCCAAGCTGTTCATCTGCATCGAGAAATAACTGGTCGCGAATAACGTACCAGTCATCATACAAAGTCTCAACGACCGTCTCATTTACAAGGAGATCAACCTGTTTCAAAAGGGCCCGGCCGACATTCGGTGTGTAATTTGTACCGTTTGGAAGCGCCGGAAGAGTCACCGAGAGGTACATGTTTGACAAGAGGTGGCCCAACTCGGTCGGTCGCAATTCAATCTGCACGACAGAACCCTGATAGTAAGGGTTTGGAGGCGGGAAAGGGTACACCTTCTGGTACATGACGAAATTTGAATACCGTTTAAAATCGGGATTCCATTGAGATTTACTCATGTCGTCTGTCCAGAGGTACTCTTCTTGTGGACCAATCGCCTGAAGTGCTAGAACCGATCCAGAACTAAACCCCTTGTTTTTTTCTTCAATGTACTTGCTCTGTGGAAAAAGGCGGGTTCCGGGTTGAGGATCTTGCCATTCCACGTTTGTGTTCAGTTGGCGTTGTTCCGGATAAGTTCCCGCGTGAACGTTTGAATTTAATTGGACCTGTACGTTTGGTATCCCACTCGCTGTCGTTGGAGAAACATATGTTGTGAACTTTCCCGGAACGAAATCGTTTGTAAACAAAGGTTCTTGAATCATCGCGGGAACACCATTCACATAAACAGGAACTGAATTGTTTGGCGGAATACTCCCATCGACGGGGAGGAGTGTTGCGAGTGAAACTGTTGGAATATTGGATCCAGGAGTTGAAAAAGCCGTATTCAAATTTTGAGAATACGATGTAATCTGCATGGGAACACGAAGCGTTGGAAGGCCCGTGATGAGCCATCCGATGGCTGTTTGTGCGGGGGGCGGTGCAGTAAAATAAAAGGTTGTAACGTTTTGAAGTGTTGTATAGTACCCGTATACGGGAACTTGAGTCCTTCTCGTGTTATACTGCAGTTGATTCGGTGGATAAAGAATAGCTCCTGTAGCTTGCTGAGTCCCTTCTATGTTTTGATCCGTGTCCGTCTGAAGAGTAAATGACCAATTGTATGCTCCATATTCTGTAGTTCCTGCAACGTTCGAGACGCCTGTGACTTGTATTTGCCCTAAAATTCCAGTGAAACCAGAACCGGCCCACCCTGAACTCACAGGAATGGTCGGAAGGTCTGTCGTCGCATAAAACGTCACTTGAGTCGGACTCGTCACTCTATAAAACCCACTCACATCAATTGGAAAAAGATTAATTGGGGTCTGTTGAGGACTTGGCGCTGAAGCCGTCGGGGCAGGGGCGGCGGGGGCGGGAGCCGGAGCAAGACTCACGGTTTTATTAAAGAGATTGAATACAGATGCTTGAACTTGTTTTTCAAGAGTAACAATATTTTGGAATGCTTTCTGCATTCCACTTCTACAACTCGCTCAGATTATTCTTCCACAGTTGAATCACACTCGTCGCCTTGAGCGTGTCCCGCTCCGCCTTGCGCTTTGCGACCAAGTCCTGGAGACGCGTGACCTCCTCGGCCACGTACTGATACGTCTTGATATCCAAGAGTTTCTCCCATATTTCATCCTTGAAGTTCGCCCGTTTCAACTGAGCTTGAACTTGGGCCAAAGGGACGTTCAGAACCTTGAGGCCTCCGTTGATCACCCCCGTGATGAATCGAGCCTTTTCACTGAGCCACTCAATTTCAGAATCAAATTCTTTGAGAAGCCACGCCTTGCGTTTCTTGTAGACCTGGAGCCTGATCTCCACATAGTCCACCAGAATCTCCTCGGGGCTGTTGTATTTCTTGACAGCACCGTTCGCGGCAATGAGGTACATGTTGCTCGTGTGGATCGTCTTGGTCAGACCGAGGTCTTTGGCGGCGGTTTCCCATGGGAAACTAGCCCCCCAAATCCGAAAGTCGGGTGTCGTCTCTGTCGAGTGATTCTCGTACTTTTGGATCGTCCCCTTTTCGACCAGGTCGTCCAGGTGTTCCTTGAAGTCTTGGATCCACTTGCCAGGGGGCAACTCTGTCACGTGGAGTTGGGTCCCCTCCTTTTCAACAAGCCCCTCCAAGACCCACGTATGGTCCTTTGTCTTTGTGACCCGGCCTCGGAACCCCTTGAAGTGTGGGACCATCGGGGCCATCGCCACCTGGTCCAACGCACACTGGATATTGTGCTTGATGACTTCCACATCATATGGAGGCACATAACAGCTGAACCCCGTCCCAATACCTTCGGCACCATTCACGAGAATCATGGGGAGCACAGGCACATAGTACTCGGGCTCAACCTGTTGTCCATCATCCACAACGTATTTCAGGACCGCGTTATCAGCCGGGTGGAAGATGCGCTTTGTCAAGGGACTCAGACGCGTGAAAATGTACCTGGAGCTCGCAGCATCCTTCCCACCCGCCAGACGCGTCCCAAATTGTCCCGAGGGCTCGAGCAGGTTCAAGTTATTCGCACCCACAAAGTTCTGGGCCAAATTGACGATGGTTCCTTGAAGGCTGGCTTCGCCGTGGTGGTACGCTGTCTGCTCCGCGACGTAGCCTGCAAGCTGGGCCACCTTCATGTCGCTCGTGAGCCCCTTCTTGAGGCACGCGTAGATGACTTTGCGTTGGGACGGCTTGAGACCGTCGGCCACGTGTGGGATGCTTCGTTTGATGTCCTCGGCACTAAAGTTGGCCAGATCCTTGTGAACGAAATCAGAGACGGACAACTTGGCGATGTGTCCATAAGGTACACCTGGCGGCGGGGTTGCCATGTGCTTTGTGAGCCATTCCTTCCGGTCGTCACTCAGAGCCTTGGCAAAGGCGAGCATCATAGACTCGTTCATGTCCTTGTCCGCCCCGAACGCCACCGTCAGCTTATCAATCTGCTTGAAATACTCCTTCGCCTCAGCGCTCGTAGACGTGCCTAGACCCTTGTAGTACTTGACCGGCCCCGGAAGCCCACCAGACCGCTGAGCCTGGGCCTCACGGAAGGCATCTTCGGTAAAAAACCACGTCTTGCCCGCCTTGATCACGGGGGTCACCATACTGACCACAAAGCCGAGCTCAATCAGCTTGGGCCAATATACGTGGAACATGTTGAGGACCAGTCCCTTGATGTGGCTCCCGTCCAAGTCTGCGTCCGTCATAATCATGAGTCGACCGTACCGTAAATCTCTCAGTGAATTATAGACTTTTCCATGTTGGAGCCCAAGGATCTTCTTCAAGCTGCTAAACTCCTCATTATCGGTCACCTGTTTTACAGAAGCGTCCCGAACATTGCGAGGCTTGCCCCGGAGTGGGAACACGCCGAACGCGTTTCGGCCTACAACGCTCAGACCGGCAATGGCAAGGGCTTTCGCCGAGTCGCCCTCCGTAATGATAAGAGTACACTCGTGACTCCTGTGGGTCCCGGCCCAGTTGGCATCGTCCAGTTTCGGAACGCCCGTGATCCTAGACTTTTTGGACCCATCTGTCTTTTTGAGTTCCTTGTCAACCAAAGTCAGACCCTTGGAAATCAGGTCGTCCAGAACCCCCGAGGCGAAAACATCTTTGATGAATTTTGGTGGAAAATTGGGTGTATCGGTAATCTTTGAAGTACACTCCGCCTTGGTCTGACTACTGAATGTCGGATTGAACAGGACGGCACTGACAAAGACGAAAAGAGAAGACTTGATTTGGGCAGGCTTCAGGGTCGCACATTTCTTGTCCTTTTGGATATCACTCACAAGTGCCTGAACCACTCTATCCACATGAGACCCACCCTTGGTGGTGGCGATACCGTTCACCCATGAGCACTGTTGGAACCCCCCTGACGTGGAATGCCCTATGACCACATTCATGTAGGCCCCATCCGTCAACTTCAGAGTTGTGGACCCATAGGATACAAGACCATGCATCTTCACATACTCCTCAAGGTTTGAGACTTGGATCAATTTTGAATTAAAATAGACCTTGGCCTTGGGACACCATAGAGCCGCGTCCCACGCGCGCTTTTCAGCCACCTTGAAAAAGTCCCCGTGTCCGCCGAACCTCTTGATATCGGGTGTGAACCCGACCCGAACATAGACTCCATCCGACGTATTCTCAATCATAGGCGGGTCACACCGATTCATGTTGGCGTACCACATCTGGCGGTACGTCTTCTTGCCATCGCTAATTACGATCCAAAATTTATTTGAAAATACGTTCGCAAGTTTCGCACCGTACCCGTTGCGCCCGCCCGTGACGCGTTGCTCATCGTCATTATAGTTGGAACTTGTCAAAAGGTGACCAAAGATGAGTTCGGGAATCCAAAGGGGCTTCCCATCCGACCCTTTCTCAGTCTCGTGTTTCTTGATGGGAATGGCAACTCCCCAATTTTCGATTGAAATTGTGTTGTCAGAAGCATCAATCAGAATCTGGGACACTTTCTTCTGATGCAAAGAGTACTGGTCAATGGCGTTGACCAAAACCTCGTCAAAGATCTTGACTAGTGCAGGTGATACAGATAGAATAGAAGGTTCAAAACGTCCAGCCACACGCGTCCAGTACGTTGAGGACTCGGGTGCCAGGGATCCGACGTAAGTGTCGGGGCGGCGCAACACATGTTCAACGTGTGTGAGACGTTCATACTGTTGCATTTAGTGTAGTATCATTACACTCTTTCTCCTTAAGTCTTCGAGCCTTTTGTGAAGCTCTCATCTTCGCTCGAGTCTCTTCTGAAGCCACCCTTCCTCTTTGAGACCCACTTAAGTTTGTTTTGTGTTCCTCCGAAAAAATGATACCTTTTCTATATTCACTAAGTTTCATACGATGCTCGACGGTAAGAGGTTTACCTTTTGCTGCTAAACTTAGTTTTTTACGTGTTTCATCTGTTGGGGTGTGTCCTTTATGGGATTCACTAAGACGTTTTTTAGTCTCTTCCGATACTACTCTTCCAGTCAAAGCTATACTTCTCTTCTGTCGCGTTTCAATAGAAGGATTCCTAAGAGCTTCACTCATCTTTTGTTTAGATTCTAATGAGTGTTTACCTCCAGAACCTCCCTCTTTTAGGTTATATCCAGAAGGACTCATGGTATCAAACAATCCTATGAGCTCTATTTCGTATTCGTCGAGTTCTCCTTGTGTACATTCACCTTCCCATAAAAGGTCAATTATGAAATTTTCCTTACCGTGAGCTTGAATAGCATTACACAACTTTACACATTTATTGGTAGGTAAGCAGTGTTGTTTAAATCTATCTTCTAAATTTTGCCATGTTTGACCTATGTATTCTTTATTATCAAAATTGTTTGATATTTTGTATATCCTTCCAATTTCCATAATACTATTGAATATTCTAATCTACGTCCCGTGTCTTTAGTTGGTCTTGATGTTCTTCACAGCAGCGCTGACAGAAGTTTCTAGTACATGCGTCGTCTTGTACAAGTGGTCATAAAATCCACCCGCCTGAAGCACGAGGTGGGCCATTGTGAATATGACGGCACTTGTTCCGATGGCGGGGCCAACAGGGTCACCGTGGTTTCGCGCCACGATGATTTCACCAGCCGTCACAATGGCAACGAAAATGACCGTCTCGAGACCAAGAGACGTGGATTCGCTGAAACTCTTGAAAATACCCTGAGAATAGTCTGGAGCGGCCCGTGAGACCAAGGCCAAAATAATTGCAACAAGTGCAAGAGCACCTCCCGCAATCAAAATGGGTTTGCTAAACTTGGACTCCTCCTTTTGAATCTTTTGCGTCGATTGTTCAGACCCGAAGATTGTAAAGTACCCGGCAAACTCGCGACACACGTGGTACAGGAAGAAGAGCATAAAGGCGAAAATAAGGTGGTTGAAAAACAGGTCGGACCGACCGCGCGTCAGGGTCAAGAACACAGCGGCGAGCGCGCCAAACCCAGCTGTCGCGAGAGCATCTTGCATAAACTTGATTGGGTTCTGGGCAACGTACGAGACGTTTCCATTGATTGTTGCAAGGGCAATAAGGGCTGCAATGAGCCCACCTTTTCCGAGAATGGCTATTTTTTCAAACCCATTCGTCGACCACTCTGGGGGGACTCTACCGTTCTTTTTGAGCCAATTTCCAAATGAAATTCCAAGGATCAACAAAAGACAAGCTGATGTTGTTCCACCAACACCGATGCCAATGTTCATAGCCTCACTCGTTTTCGGGGGTGCGGGGCCGGGGACAGGGCCGGGGGCTGACACGGGACTAGGGGCTGGCGCGAGGGCCGCCATGCTTCTACTTTTTCACAAGAAAATAAGCAGTGCCCGCCGCCAATGCTGTCCATAGAACGAGGTGGTCCAGATTGTTCATAGCCTGGATCTGTTCGGGCGGGAGCTTATCAAACTCCGCCTTGTAGCCTGGAGGCTTGAACGGAAGCCAAATGTATCGACCAAAGGGGACGAGGGTCGGCTTGAGTTTGTCCTGACAATTGTATGAATAATCGTACCATGCGAGGGCGATGTATGGAAACCATATGAGAAAGGCCAAGACCCAGAGATTCTTGTGTGGTAAGTACCAATATCCACCGGCAAGAATCGCTGTAAAGATGATACACTTGATATTCAGTGCAAAGGGGTGTCCACCAAAAAGACCACCGGCCATTTATATAAACTAATATAATTTGAGCCCGAAGGGCTCCTTATATAGGTTTGTTACCGCGGAGCAACATAAAAAGTAAAGCAAGGACCAAAAGAATAATAATAAGAATTTTGAAATCAAATTGAGGGCTCGAAGGGGGTTCCTGTATAGTCCACCGTCGAACTGCCTGGTCGGGTTCAAGTATGGGTTTTCCGATACGGGCATTGACGAGATTGTGAACGCGAACAGACCACATGAATAAAACGAGTGGGTCGTCGGACGTGGGGAGTGGATTCTCTTTTAAGAGCTCTGCAAAGTGTCCGGCGCACATGGAACACGGTATGACGCTTGCGAATTCTTGAACAAAATTGGGAGTTATGGTTCCGGCCAAACACAAAAGGTGAAGAGTTCCCCAAAGGTTTGGGCCCCATATTGCAGGTGGAACACCCATACTCTATTTTTAGTTGAGAAAAATCTTACTGGGTCGCGGTTTCTTCCTCGGGCTCGGCCTCAGGCTCGGGCTCATTTGGGGCGTTCAGAGCCTCCTCGATCAGGGCGGATGCGCGAGGAACGGGCACGTCCTCTTCCTCCACCACCTTGACCCAGGGAGTTCCGGAGGAACTCCCCAAGTGCACAAAGTTCCCGGCAATGACCGCCTTGCCCTGAGACGTGATGGTCCCATCCTCGCCAAACACAAACTCCTCGGCCTCGCCGCCCTCGTGGAGCAAGTCAGCTCGGTGATTCACGTAGTTGCCCGTCTCGGTATTCTTTATGTAAGAGCCCTCGATGACGTAGGTGTTGGGGGTGGTTCCAAGCTGAACACGTCCGAAGATTCCAGAAGTCCAGAACAGACCAGACGTAGGGTCCTGGAGAGTGAAAGTCATTTAGTATTAGGTGTGAAATTAGTTTCCGCCGCGAAGGCGCAACACGAGATGGAGCGTCGACTCCTTCTGAATATTGTAATCGGCAAGAACTCTGTCATCCTCCAACTGCTTTCCCGCAAAGATCAAACGCTGTTGATCCGGAGGGATGCCTTCCTTCTGTTCGACTTTCGCTTTAACATTGGCAATCGTATCAGAGCTCTCAACTTCAAGAGTAATAGTCTTCCCAGTCAAGGTTTTCACGAAGATCTGCATCTTACTATTATGCGCTACAATTTTTTAAGTGCCTTGTGAGAGAATCTCTGGACATGTACTCGTTTTTACACTTTTCACACGAAAACCTCTGGTCCTTATTCACGTGCGCTTGAAGCTCGTGTCGCCGTCTGTTGGCTGCTATGGTATATACGTTTTCACAAAAGCTACAATTGTATTCACCCTTGTGACCCTTTTCTACGTTTTCTAGGGCCGTTTTGAGTTGTTCTATTTTGTAAGGAATTCTCATATATGGCTTGATATCTTCTATAAATTGAAGAGCCTGACAATGATTCATAGACCATTCGTTTCCATGGCACGTCTTGTTTTTACTTTCACGAATTCTTTCCCTGACTGATCCACCCCAAATACCTTGACCGAGGTCAAGTGGCGTTCTATCGTTCTGAGAAATAGAGAGCCTTAATCTGTTGTTGTTACTCTTGTCGTTTGATACCGATCCTTCACCCTCGTAAAATCCACAAAACCATATGACGAGCTCTGTCGTCTTCGCCATGTTTATACTCTGCTGATATTTTTTATGCCTCTTTGTCATGCACAGCTAAAAAACGTGTCCTGTCCTCGTCAAGGACCCCCGACCACGTCTCATCTACACACAAACGATATGGACCTTGCCAAGTTCGAAGCCACAGCGGCCCGCTTCAAGGCGCACACACTCGAGCTTCGCGCCAAGAGACATAAGGTGAAGCTATGCACAGACCCACCCAAGCCCCAGGAGTCGGCGCACAGCGAGAAAAAGCCCCGGGCCGCGCTCCACCCCATGCACCGCTGCAAAGCCAAGACGCTCGAGGGGAAACAGTGTGGGTTCAAGTCGACATGTGGGGACTTTTGCAAGAAGCACTCAATAAAAACCTCGGAATAGTGTAATATGGAGTTTGATTGGAACTACCTGTGGGCTGCACTGGCCGTCAACTTTCTCCTCGTCTATCTCGTCCCTCGTCTCATAAAGAAACCTACTGGTATCCAGGTCATCGATGACGTGGTCCTCTTTTTGAATTCTCAGAAGGGGTTTTTGCTCGCGTCCTCCATCGTGGTGGGTCTGACGGTGTATCTGTCCCACTACTGGGTCGATTCACAGGCCGAAGGCGCGAGTCCAAGCTCGCCTGTTCGATCTGAAAAGTACTAATAAAATCTTGAGTTTTAATAAGAAATGGCCACGACCAACGCGGCAATTACTCAGACGAATAACGCGATGAAGAACCTGAACGTTGCAGCCAACGCCCAGAGACAGGCCGAGGCGGGCAATAACGTGTCCCAGAACCTCTCAAAGATGAATACAAACCTGAACAAGTCAGCCCAAGGGCTTCAGAATGCCGCCAACAAGATGTACAAAATTAACCTCACAAACGTCGGAAACAAGCTTATGGCGGCGTCCAAGGCGGCTCAGGCGGCGGCGACCGCCAAGGCGGCTCAGAATGCGACGCAGGCCATGAACCTGCTGACTCGGGCTATGGCGAAGAATCTGAACCTTGTGAATCAGGGCCAGCCCCCAGCAAACGCGGCAGGTGTTCAGTAACTTCAATCATCAGGTCCTTTGTATGCTTGTGATCCCAGAAGGTGACGCGCTTTTGGAAACAGTCACGTAGAGCCGCCATGAGATGATCCTGTGATGGATAACCCCACTCGAGGTCCTTTGTAAATAGGAAATCATCGAAACCGATAGGCCCCTTGGTACACGGAACGACCCAGGGTGTCTGGACGTACTCTTTGAGTCCCCCGTAATCAGTTATTATGACGGGTTTGGACCGCAAAGCAGCCTCAACGGCCCCCATTCCGACCCCCTCGGAGTGTGAGCAATTGACGTAACAGTGACACGACGCGTGGATCTTTTCCAGTGCCTCATCACTCAAAAGGCCGTTTATAACTACGACCCCTGGAATCTGGAGAGTGACGGGCTGTACACACGTCGCCTTGAGGACAAGTCTGGCTTGATCACCAAACCCGCAACTCAAAAAGGCGTTTATGAGCCCTTGAATATTCTTCCGAGGATCTGCAATGTTTCCAATGGTATAGAAGGTATAGGGGGGCTGTTTGCCATGGTCCGCCTCAATAGGGCACATGTGAGGGTGCTCATATGCAAGCAAATGCAGAACTTTCCACGTCGCGTCTGGAAACTGGCGCTCGAAGACCTGCTTGCAAAAGTCTGAAGCAACATAGAGTGTTTTGTACTTTGTCAAAATACCATACACGGGATTGACCGTCTCAGTTTCACATATGGTCATGTATATCATCGATTCACATAGGCTCGCGTACTGGTCAACAACATCCAACTGTTGCTGAATAGGTAAAACAAATGCAAAACCGCGAGTATACCTCGACTCCTTTGGGACCTGGCCAAGTTCCACGTATTCCGCACTTGTTCCAATTTTTCTTAAAAATTCAGCATAACGATTGGTCACCTGACCTATACCGGCCAAGAGGGTGGGTCCTATGAACAACACGCGGCTAGCCATTGATATCAGAAACGACCATTCGTTTAACTAGCTCACCGAACGAGATCTTGGGCGTCCATCCAAGTACGTCGCGCGCCTTTGAGGCGTTGGCAACGAGAATATCCACCTCGGCAGGACGGTAAAACTCGGGGTTCACCCGGATGATGACTTCGTCACCAACTTTGCCCACCTCATCCACACCCTGGCCCTCCCACGTGAGTTCGAGACCAAGGATGAGCAGGGCCATTTGAATAAACTCGCGAATACTGTGCGTCTCACCCGTTCCTATGACAAAGTCTTCGGCGGTTGACTGCTGAAGCATGAGCCACATGGCCTCGACATAGTCTTGGGCGTGGCCCCAGTCTCGCTTCGCATCGAGGTTCCCAAGCTCTATGGGCTTGCGTGAACTCCTCCACTCTGCGAGACCGAGTGTAATCTTGCGCGTCACAAACTCGGAGCCGCGCCGCTCAGACTCGTGATTGAACAGTATACCTGTACACGCATACATACCGTACGACTCGCGGTAATTTTTCGTCATCCAGTACCCAAAAAGCTTCGAGACTCCATATGGGCTCCGAGGGTAAAACGGTGTCGTTTCACTCTGGACAGGCTCTTGGACCTTTCCGAACATTTCAGACGTACCAGCCTGGTAAAACTTGAATTTTGAACTAAAATTCGTCTGACGAATAGCCTCGAGAATTCGAAGGGTCCCGAGAGCATCCACATTTGCCGTGTATTCTGGCTGGCTAAATGACACCTTGACGTGAGACTGAGCTCCCAAGTTGTACACTTCAATGAGATCGTAATTTTCAAATGAATTTATGATGGAATTTACACGGGCCGTATCTGTCAGGTCCCCCTCAATCAAGTGAAACTCGGCGTTCTCCTTGAGGTGTTCTATCCGCTCGTGTTTCTTTTCAGAGCAGTACCTGACGAGACCATACACGATATAGTCCTTTTTGAGGAGAAACTCTGCAAGATACGATCCGTCCTGTCCTGATACGCCCGTGATAAGAGCCGCCTTCATATGTACTTTGACATTATCTGTTTTATTTGATAGTTTAACGTGATGACTCTCAATTCAAGTGGATTTTCATGTAAAATTCGTATGATGACTTCCCGTGTCTTTCGGTCGGGTGTTCGACCCCAGTCCCAAAGCCACGAGATCCATGAAGCAGTGTATGCAAACATTTCTATGAACACCCTCTATGAAATTACATGTGGAATTCCGCGGTTCAAATATCATCATACTTCCAACTCTTCTTTGCGAGGTACTTTTCGAGTTCGCTATGGTTCAAGTTGTAGAAAAACTGTTCACTCGGAAAGTCGCTTTTCAGAACCTCATCCGCATATCGGTTGATTGCACTTGATATCAGGGCGTCTCCATCCATGTACTTTTTTATGAATTTTGGTTTGAAATCCCAAAACATTCCGAGCATGTCGTGAATAATAACAACCTGACCATCAACCTTGTTCCCTGCACCTATGCCAAACACCGGGATTTTGAGCTCTTTACTCACGATGGCACCAACGTCATCGGGAACAGCCTCGAGGAGGAGGAGAGCCGCCCCTGCATCCTGCACACCCTGACTCTGCTTTACGAGATTATCAATCTCCTCGCTCGTCTTGGCTTGAATCTTGTACCCTCCAAACTTGGCCCGAGTCTGTGGGGTCAAACCAAGGTGCGCCATGGCAATAATTCCCGCATCATTAATTGACTTGATTCTATTGGGGTAGTATCCCTCGAGCTTCACGGCATCCATACCAGCCTGAATAAACTTTCCGGCATTCTCAACGGCCGTCTTTTGACACGACTGGTACGACATGAACGGCATGTCGCCTATGAGAAAAGGCCGAGTCGCCCCCTTGGCAACAGCCTTGCAGTGAGTAATCATCGTGTCCATAGTCACCTTGTTTAGGTCGGGCTCTCCATAGACTGTCGACCCAACCGTGTCACCGACAATGATAAAGTCAATTTTATCACAAGAATTGATGATTCGTGAAAAGGGGTAGTCATACGACGTGATACCAACACTCTTCACACCGAGTGTCTTATTCTTGCACAAATTGAGAATTGTCCTTTTCATCTTATGTAAAGAGTACGCCTCTTAAATCTTTATTATGCCACTGATAGTTGAAAGTCTCATTGTCCAACTTGCGGAACGCGGTATTGATACGTATTTTCTCGTGACCGGGGGTGCCATAGCGCCCTTTGTTGACGCGGTCGGGCAGTCGCCCCTTGTAAAATACTACTGTTTTCAGCATGAACAAGCGGCGGCTATGGCAGCCGAAGGGTACTACCGAGCGTCTGGGAAGATTGGAGCCGTCCTCGTCACGAGTGGACCTGGTGCCCAAAATCTCATCAACGGTATTTGCGGCTGTTGGTACGATTCCATTCCGTGCCTTTTCATTACGGGACAGGTGAATGTAAAGGAGTCTCTGGACTCCATCACGTCGCGTCCCCGTCAGCTTGGGTTTCAGGAAATGCCCGTCGTCTCCATGGTGACAGACTGTACCAAATTTTCAACTAAAATTACTCAAGCGTGTGAGGTTGCCAATGTATTTTCAAAGGCTATTGAATCCATGACACAGGGTCGCCCAGGCCCCGTTGTTGTGGACTTTCCTGTGAATATTCAGATGGACTCGACACCAGACGATTTTTGTTTCAAAATTGAGGAATATAAGGACCCTGAGGTGGTTGTCCCCGAGGAAGTGTACTCTCTGGTTCAAGGGGCGAAGCGCCCTCTGGTCGTTCTAGGAAACGGAGCACGGTCTGCAAAGGCCCATCTCGAGAGCTGGCTCTCCGTGCCATTCGTGACATCATGGGCCGCTGTTGATATGACGTCCCACGATCACCCGCTCCGTGTCGGTTCTCACGGTGTGTACGGCGACCGAGTTGCAAATTACGCCCTTCAAAACGCTGATTTGCTCATCATTCTTGGGTCGCGTATGGATACCCGTCAGACGGGCGGAAACCTCTCTTTGTGTTCCCGGGAGTCGAAGCGCATTATGGTGGATATTGACCCTGAAGAAATTTCAAAGCTCGGTGAGCGAGGGTTCCCTATCCACGTCCCACTTGTGGGTTCCGTATCGTCATTCGTTCGACAGGTATCCCTGACGCCCGCCCAAGAGTGGGCCGCCACGCTCGCCACGTGGAAGACTGATTTTGGTACAGAAACAACGCGTGAAGGGAACGTCTATCCGTTCTTGTCCGGACTCAAACTCCCAGAGGAGTGTATCATCATCCCAGACCAAGGTGGCAATCTCATCTGGACTATGCAAACGATGCATCTCAACGGAAAACAGCGTCTTTTTACAAACCTTGGAAACTCTTCCATGGGGTGGGCCCTTCCCGCCGCCATCGGTGCCGCCATAGGAACGGCCGGAAAGGTGCCTATCGTGTGTATCGAAGGGGATGGCGGGATCCAGATGAATATACAGGAACTCAAGACGCTCGCGTCTCTTCAGCTTCCCGTGACGGTTATTGTACTGAACAACCAGGGATACGGGATTATTCGTCAATTTCAGGACTCGTACTTTGGGTCTCGGTACATAGCGACGAGTTCGAACGATGTGTTTGGGACGCAGGACGGATTTGATTTCAAAAAGGTTGCCGAGGCGTACGGAGTTCCAGCGTTCCAGAGTCTAGATGTTGACGTGTCTGCATCAGGCCCTGTTCTGTACGACGCGCCTATTGATTCAACCCAAAAGATATTCCCAAAGCTCGAGTTTGGAAATTCACTGGAAAATATGACGCCTTACAGGACTGAACTTCACAAGTACATGATTGTAAAGCCAGTTTCTCCAAATGCCGCGTCTGGATGGGTTAAATAAATGATGCAATAAATAATAAAATGTCCATTTGCATACTTGGGGCGGATGGGTTTATAGGGCGCAATCTCATAAAAGATCTCGGGGTCCGAGGATACGGACGCCGAGATGTTGACTTACTCGACTCGAAGGCGGTTGATGCTTTTTTCAATTCAAATTCGTTTGACGTGGTCATTCACTGCGCAGTCGTTGGTGGGAGTCGGCTCAAGAAGGACGAGCCTGACGTGTTTTTCAAGAATGTTATGATGTTTGAGAATGTTGCTCGCCACGCGTCGAAATTTAAACGACTGGTATGGTTTTCGAGTGGCGCAGCTCTTCACGCACCCGAGTCCCCATACGGATTCTCCAAGGTTGTATGTGAAAAGCTCGCTCGGCTCATTCCAAACTGTCAGGTACTGCGTTTGTACGGGTGTTATGGGGTGGACGAGCCACCGACCCGCTTCATATCCTCGTGTTTACGGGGGGTGACCCATATAGAAGAGAACAGATACTTTGATTTTTTTTGGGTCGGAGACATTCACAAGGTTGTGACGAATTTCACGACGTGCGATGGAAAGATACGAGACTTGGTGTACAAGACAAAGTGGAAGCTTTTTGACGTGGCGAAAATGAACAATGCAAAGGCCATAAGCCTTTCACGCGACGGAGGCCCCGCGTACATTGGCGAATTCGATGAGGAGATTGGCAACGCGATCGGCATCTTCGATCGTCATCCCGTGATGCGCCCCGAGGAGAAAGGCGTCGCTCATGAGGGCGTCTGAGACGGGAAACTCCTTCAGATACTTCTCACGGTACGCCGGGTGACGTGTAATGTTGCCCGCAAAGCACACGCGCGTCTGAACCCCGTTATTCTCCAAAAATGTCAAAAGCTCGAGCCTGTCACCCTTCTTGCATACAAGAGGAATGGCGAGCCAGTTTGGCTTGAAAGAGTCATCTGGCAAGGTGTAATACGGACAATCCTTGAGGCGTTCAATGTACCTCTCAACGATCGACCGCCGCCGAGCCAGCAGGGTGTCGAGCTTGGCCCACTGCGCGAGACCAAAGGCGGCATTCATTTCACACGCCTTGAGATGGTACCCAATAGCTCCGTACAGAAACTTCCAATCGTACGGAATCCCGTCAACGGAGTGGTTGAAACGCTCGGAAGGCTCCTCGATGTTGTCACCGATCCGGCCCCAGTCACGGAACATAATTGCCCGCTTGAGATGCGCATCAGAGTTGAACATGACCATACCACCGATGCCTCCGGCCGTGATGACATGGCTTGCATAGAAACTGGTCGTTGAAATGTCCGTCCAAGGAGTATTCGTGATTGTATCAGCCGAGTCCTCGAACAAAATCAAGTCCGGGAAGGCGTCCCGGATCGCCTTCCAGTCTGGGGTGTTGCCTATAAGGTTTGGAATGAGTAGAACCTTCGTCTTCGGGGTCACCACCTCGCGAATGTTCTCGACGCTTGGGACGTACCTGCCACCGTCCTGAACGTCACAAAACACGGGAGTCGCACCAACCTGGATAATAGGGGCGACGGTCGTTGCAAACCCACACGCGGGAGTCACAACCTCGTCATCAGGCTTGAGTTCAAGAGCACACAACCCCAGGAGTATAGCACTCGAACCCGAGTTGACGAAAAGACCGTGCTTCTTTCCAAAGCGCTCCGAGACCTTCTTTTCAAACTCGACGGTCCGAGGGCCAAAGCCTGCGAGCCAGCCTGCTCTCAGAGACTCTTCGACAGCCTTGATCTCCTCTTCACCATATGCCTCAAATTGATTCGGAGCATACCAGATTTTCTTGGACATACTGTGTTATAAAAGGACGCAACTTTTATGTAGCAGTAGAAATGCGCATTATCGTAACAGGAGGTCTTGGATTCATAGGATCAAATTTCATTCGACACATGTTGAAAACAACTGACCATGACATAATCAACGTTGACAAGTGTGACTATATGGCGCGTGAGTGCAATGTCCCTGAACATCCTAGGTACACATACATTCGAGGTGACATTACTGAACAGTATCATATGAGGCATATATTCAGGGAACACCAGCCGGATGTCGTTATCCACTTTGCTGCCCAGTCGTGTGTCACGAAAAGCTTTGATCTCGCCTTTCAGTATACCCAAGATAACGTACTTGGGACTCATGTTCTTCTCGAAACGGCGAAAGAATACGGAAAACTCGAAAAGTTTATTCACATTAGCACGGATGAGGTGTATGGTGAGGTGGGCCCCCTCGTCACGTCTGGCGAGACCGCCCCCCTGAACCCAAGTAACCCGTACTCTGCAAGCAAGGCGGCTGCAGAACTCTATGTCAGGGCGTACGCGAACGCTTTCAAGCTCCCGTGTATCATCACCCGGGGGAACAACGTCTTTGGTTCTCAACAGTACCCTGAAAAGGTCGTCCCTCTTTTCATCACTCAAATTTTGAATGAAATTCCAGCAACTATTCATGGGGACGGATCAACCCGAAGAAACTTCATTCATGTTGATGATGTGTCTCGGGCAGTCGAACTCATCCTTCAAAAGGGTGAGATTGGAAAGACATACAACATAGGAAGTAAGCACGAGTACTCGGTGATTGAAATTTTCGAAAAAATTAAAACAATTATGAGCAGAGGAGAGGCGGAATACGTAAAGGATCCTCGTGCGTTCAACGACTCTCGGTACTGTATTGACAGTTCCGAGCTGCGAAACCTTGGATGGTCCGAGACTCTTGATTTTGATTCAAAATTGAAAGAGACTATTCAATGGTACTCTGAGAATCCAGAGTGGTACAAATAATTTCGTGGACTACAACAGATGACGATACTGAATGTGTTTCTCATGACGATCGCCGAGCTTTTTGGGAATGCACACCTCAAATGGTTCGCAGAAAATGGCAAAAAGCACCATGCAGTTCTAGGTGTCGCGGCGTGGCTCGTGGTTCTACTGTTCCTCGTGGAGACGCTCAAGGGACAGAGCATGATGTGGACCTGTATCATGTGGGAAGCTATGATTGTCCTCGGCGGCGCAGTGACGGCCTATGTCGTTTTTGGTGAAAAGTTCAGTCACTGGGTCCAGTGGCTCGGGGTCCTCTTTGCACTGGGTGCGGCGGTGTGCATCAACTACGAGTGTCCATCTGTAATTAAACCCATAGACTGCTCGTAGGTCAAGAGATGGAGGGCTGGCAAAGCCCCGATGCTGAAAAGTGGCGCTTCGTTTTTCAAAGACTCGACAATTTAGAAGTAGAATTGTCGGACCTTCGGGAAGTGACGTGGCCCGTGTGTCAAGGCCTCAAGGAACAGAGGGGTCAGGCGTCGCTTGCGGAAAAGCGTCGTTTTTTCAAGTTTTTAGATTTCGATATAGTCCAACGACTCGTGAGACTCAAGGGGGAGTTCAAAGGAAGGTACCCAACCCTAGACGTTGAAGAACTGAGACAGGTGCTGGTAGAGGTGCCTCCAGAGGTCTCTTCACAAGTTCCGTTTTCCCATCAATAAACTTACCTTCACGAATCCACTCCTTAATATTTTCCTCAGTTTGTAGATGCTTATGTTCATTTTCGTCCAAAGCATGTGCAAAAGTCCTCATCTTGTTTAGAACGTGCTTCTCGTCACCAAAGCTACTTAGGTGCCATCCTGAAAACTGAAACACGGGGAACTTCCACCGAGAGTCGCGAAGAGCGTTTGGACCCCACCTCTTGACAAGCTCAACGGTCGTGATGACCGTTCCAAACCACGGCTCTCCCGTGAAAAGATAGTCGAACGAATAGTGATACATCCACATATGAACTGAATTAATCATATGAGGCAATTTCTCATATGGAATTGAAGTTAGGTCTGGAATCTCGTCCACATCACTAATCATGATGATGGAGTCATCGGGGACCCCACCAAGACCCTTTGTAATACACTCGCGCTGATACTTTTCCCGAGACCACGGGTTCTTGTCCTTTGGAGCGTCGTCCGCCTTCACGATGACGTGTTCAATTTTTGGAAGCCACTTGGCATAGCGCTCCTTGTTGTTTTGAAAGAACAACTCCTTTGGTCCGCCGATATGATTCACCTCGGCTTCAACAAGGATAAAACGGTCCACGTAGGGATCAAGGACCGTCAAACGAAGCTCAAGGACATCAAGCTCATTATAGAACATAAACCCATCAACGAGCATTATATATCAATCAACTACTTTCTCTAAATACTTTTTCGCGATGTTAATTCTGTCCTGAAGCGTCTTTTTGTATCGAGCGCTTCCTCCGACAATGTGCAAGACAAAGTCACCCTCCTTCCATTGGGCGTCAACACCCAAAACATCCTTAGGGGGCAAGTCTGGATACAGCGTGTAATCATACGAATTGAGAACCCTTTGGGGAACAATCTTCACCCACTTGCGCCAATATGTCGCTGTTGCCATTTCCTGAATCCACTGGTTTTCAGCCATGACGTTGTCACGGTAGGCTGCCCGGGCGGCAATCATGGACTCACAAAATCCACGCCCTATTTCTGAATTCCTGATCAAAATGTTTCCACAATTTGTTCCGTTGCAGTCTGCGGGGACAATGACGTGATACCTATTATCAACAACTCGATCGAGAGTTATCGTACGATTTGTTATCATGGCGTCACAGTCTGAAAAGAAAACCCACTCGCACTCGGGATATTTTTGGAACATATCGAGAAACCTGTACCCACGCTCAAAGCCCCAATCACCCATGGTCCCTAGATCGATACGCGTGTGCCACGGCCCATCACTCTGCGTCTCAAAAGCGTACTCGTGACGATCGCAATATTCCTTTTTATTTTTATCAGTCACTTCTGCAAACTCTTGCCAGTCTGGAGTGTGGAGTGTCGTCACAACAAAACGCATATCATATATATTCACGAATCCTTTAACAACTTAGAGACGTGACGCTAAATGTAGTATATGTTAATATCGGGTGCGAATTTCACGAGAGAATGTGATGTCGTCTTGGACCCTTCGTTCGGACCTGTTGATTTTTCACAAGATTTTTCTAATAAAAAGGTGTTTGTAAATACGGACTATTTTGAACAAGTCCTCCCCAAGTTGATCCAATCCTCAAACTTGATTCTCGTGATTCACCATTCGGACCGATTCTTTGATCGTATTATGTTTGAAGCTGTTCGACCATGTGCGTCTCGAATTTTAGTTCAAAATTGCGACTTTTCCCATTCTCTTATACGCCATCTACCAATAGGTTTCAGAGATGCTCCACCTTTTCCAGGACCTTTCATGACGAAAATTCGAATGGATGAAGACTTGTTTCGTTCTGTTCGAAACATGGATGTTCCCAAAGACATTGACATCTATGTAAACGTGGGTATGCACAATGCGGAACCCAAGTTTACATGTGTAAGAGCTCTTCGACAGAAATGTATCGAATCTTTTTCACGCGGGGACACGGAACATCGCCCCTTGCCTGAATTTTTGAAAATGCTGAGACGTTCAAAGTACGTCATATGTCCCATGGGGCTGGGAATAGATACACATCGCTTTTATGAGGCGGCATATATGAAGGCTCGTCCTGTGGTCATCTCGAGTGGCCTAGACCCCTTGTACCGTCAATTTGGCGCAATCATACTTGATACATGGGAGGACCCTTTGCCCGAATGGACCGAGCCAAACGTCTCCGAAGAGCTTTTTCAGACGTCTTTCTGGATGATGAGTTGATTGTATATTCCCAAAATTTTAGGTTTGAAAAAATGACAAAACGTTTCTATACCCGAAGTAGGATTTCTTATATCAATGAGTTCGGTTCCTTCAGCGGCCCAATTGAAGTCGTCGAATATAATAACACCTCCAGGTTGGACAAGACGCCAAGAAAGAATAGCGTCTTCAAGAACATCCTTTGAGTAATGGGACCCATCGATATAAATAAAATCAAATGTGGGTTTGCACTCGAATTTTCGGAGAACCTCACCTGAAAATCCTCGGCACACCGTCACACGGTCCTTGAACGGTTCTATATTTTCCTTGAAGCGTTCAAAGAGTCCATCTTTGAGATCCTGTGTATGCTCGTCACTTCCTTCCCACGTGTCTACACACGTGATGTGTGCGTTTGTATTCTCCATAAGCCAGCAGGTCGACATTCCTTCGAAAGAACCAATCTCAAGGATATTTTCGGGAACTTTCGTGTTTTTGAACGTTTTTTCCCACGCGGAAATGTACCCCGTGAACCAGTCCGTGGTGAACGTCATATATATGACATTGAATATTTCTTTTAACCTAGGAACAGGTAGTTTGCGTGAAGTCGTGTAATCATTTGGGTATATCCTAAACTTGAAAGAAACGCCGGAACGGGACTCTTCACCGTGTCGTGAATCTCTACAATGAGAGCGGGCCTATGGGCCCGGAGAGTCTTTTCGGCCCCACGAAGTACGTCAATCTCGTGCCCCTCAACGTCAATTTTCACTACACTTGGCGTGCCAATGTATACATCATCGAGCTTTTCAAGGTGCACAGTCACACACGTATTCGAATGCTCATCGTCAAAGTTTGGCTGCAGGGAGCAGCAGCCATAGTTTTTGAGGCCGTTCCGAGTCTTTGGGAAGTATATACTCTGATTAGATGGTGCAGACGAAAGACCATATGGGTGTACTTTTATTTCGTGCGAAAGTTGATTCTGCCGAACGTTCTTCTCTATAATTCTATGAAACACGGGCTCGAACGTATGAACCGGTCCATAATCCGAAAACATGAGTGCATTGCACCCTATATTTCCACCAATATCTAGAATATCCGTCCCGGGCTTGTAAGTGTATTGAACATCCTGACGCATCCAATTTTCCCATTCTACTCCGCGACTGAGCCAGGGGCCTATGTACTCGTCATCCTCAATGGAACTTATAGTCCACTTTCCAACCGCGTGATCTTTTAGCTTGAACCCGGTATTGTTTAAAAAGGAATCTAGATGTAGTCTCGCCATCAAGTACTTTTCTAGATTTCCATTTTTTGAAAGTGAATGCGTCTGAGACCCTTCATTCTGAACCCAAATTGTGGACCAATCATCACCAAAACGACCTGCCCACGGATACGACACGACTCTCTTGGGTATTTTTTTCATATCCAAAAACTTGCCAAATATATAATCGTCCGTTGTGTACATGCACATGTCTGACTTTTCGTTCAAAGGTTCTACAACTGGAAACCCTGCAAAACACTTTCTGGGAACGAGAACACCGAATGAGCCTTCGAGGATTTCTGTCGGCGTTCCGTGCCCGAAAAACACGTGAAACCGGAGGTGACCGTATTGCTTGATAACAGTCTCCGGGTAAGCGATACCACTGTATCCCACCGGACATTTGAACTCTTCGTATCCTTTCAAAAGACCTTCAAGAAACCGAGGTTTATATGAGACATCGTCATCGACCATAACTATAAGAGTTTCCGGATCGGTCTCTATATCAAGTACAGGGAGGAGCTTTGTCAGGGAACCATAGTTCTGACACCTGTTTACTTTTACACCAAAATTATTCAAAGTCGTTTCTAGATTTGGGTCTATTCCACAGTTATATTGCACAAACCATTCTGGGAAATTTACATAAATATCATCAGGCTTTACTGTTCCTTCGTGAAGAGACTGGATCGTTTTCAGGACAGACTCTTCGCGCGTGGGAATTGTGGCAAGAGACACGACGACCCTCATTGAATTTCAAAGTAAAATTCCTTTTATTTAAGAGTCAATTGATACATAGTCTGACGAATAAGGACAGATATTTCATCCTGAATGGTCTTGAGGTACGAATCCTTGGGGAGCTTCATCGCTTTGATTCGCGTCAACAAGGTCCGAAAGTACTGACGGGCCTTTTTCGGGTCCCTTAGAAAGCGCTTGTTTGTAGATATACACTTGAGTCGACCATACTTGCCCATGTAGGCTTCAGCCCATTCGTCCAAAAGGGGTACAATCCCCTCGTAGTACGCCTGGAGCGCCTTGTGTTGGGCATACGAGTTGGTCATCAGGTGGAATGCATGAGCCTGCTCGCGTGAATTCATAAGCGCACCGACATAGCGGTTTGCAGCCACCATCCCTATTCAATGCAAATAAAATCTTTCCATTGAATAGGAATGTCTGGGTTTAGCGAGACGATCTTTCCACCTGGAAAGATTATGTATAAAGGCCTCGAGAATCTGGCATGTAAAATACTTTTGAGAGATACGAGGTTCTTTTACTTGACTGAGAACCCGCGCGTCGCCAAGGACTATGGGAACTTGTGTAAATTTCGGGCCAAAAAGACGCTCCGTTTGTTTGATCTGACCCATGCGAACATCGAAAAGCTCATTCGGAGCGGGTACCCCCTCTCAAAAGAGACGAAGAGTCTCTTGCGCGTCGTCTTGGGGACGGGCGTGACGGTCGGGGAGCAGGTCGCTGCGGCACAGGTTCTCATGGGGAAGAACGCGGGTCGGCTCCCGAGTCTCACAAACACGCGCCGCGGCCAGCGTTTGAGTTACAAAGAACTGAACCGGCTCGTGTTTGGGACCCTGAGTCGGCAGTTTCTGATCCCGGAGGGCTACGACGGGTACTATGCCCCCTCAAAGAGGTCCGTGTTCCATGGCGGTACATTCCACTCTGAAATTATGCTCGTAAACGCGTACCAGACTATAGAGAATGCGTCTCGGGGCCAACCCGCTCCTGTCATCTCGAACCGATCCATCGCGTGGGCCCTGCCCCAACTCTTCACCGAGTACTGTAAAGGAACAAAGAGACTCGTGAAACCTTATGGCGGAAATATGACCATCTTCTGTACTGGAGGCATGGCTGTCCGTCTGTACCTTCAACAGAAAAAGTCTAATTTACCTCCAAAAATTAGACAGACGAAGGACTTTGACTTTACCTTTGCAGTTCCACATCAATTGCCATCCGAGAAGGTGGTTGCGTCTTATGCATACGTCATGCAAACAATCATGACACAACACTTGACCGGTTTCGTTCTGTGGTTGAACAAGCACTATGCGGGTGTCAATGCCCGTCTCAAGGTGAATAGGTACACGCGGTCCAAATACGATGCGCCCCGGCTCCAGGTTCCCGGTACGAAACGCAGGGTGTACCAAGTCATAACCTATCAAATTGCAACCGGAAAGAATGACCTCACAGATTTGGTCGATACGGCACTGGCCGTGTACCCACGTGCAAGTCGGGACATGCTTCACTTGCCCATATCGTATAAACTAGGGATACCTATTCAAAAGCTCAAGTATCAAGTCAAAGACTCCTTGGCACTTTTGTCCGGCTCGTTCTTGTACGGAGGACTCATTGCCAAGAGGAACCCGATCAAGGGAGTTGTCAAGGAAAAGGGTCAGAAGAACGCGGAGCGCGTCCTTGAACTTCTTCGAATTTCGAAAAAAAATAAGACTCTAAACAATGTGAGGAGGGCCGCCGTTCCTCTTTTACAAAACGTAGCCCTAGGAAAACTCAAAAGGGGCCGTGCAAGTGCGAAACGGGTCAACAAAGCTTTGAAAAAAATACATTAATAAGGTATGAAGGTGATATTCCTCTTGGTCACAGTCCTCGTTCTCTTGGTGTGTGTACTCGTACTTTTGACTCGGAACTCCGAGCGAGGGTTCACCGGTGAAGATGCTTCTTGGGAACACCCTCAAATAGTCAAAGATATATTGACTCCTGAAGAGTGTCAATATATCATAGACAAGGCGGAACCCCTGTTTACCCGAAGTAGCGTCGTTGGAACATCTTCACCAGACGCGTCGCGAACGAGTCAGACGGCATGGATACCCAAAACCGACCCAGTTGCCCAAAAGATATTTGTAAAGGCTCTTGAATTTACAGGGAAAACCATAGCCGAGTGTGAAGATCTTCAAGTGGTCAAGTACGAGCCAAATACGTACTATAGGGAACACCACGACTCGTGTTGCGACGGGTCACAGGGGTGTATCGACTTTGAAAAAGACGGGGGGCAACGGGTCGCGACTCTCCTCGTCTATTTGAATTCAGAATTTACGGATGGTGAAACACACTTTCCTAATTTGGATCTAAAATTGAAAGCGGACCCAGGGTCGGCGATTCTGTTCCGCCCCCTCGGATCTGATGAGGCAAAGTGCCATCCCAAGGCTCTCCATGCCGGTCTCCCCATCTCTTCAGGAGTCAAGTACGTGTGTAATGCTTGGGTACGTGAGAATAAATTTCGCAACTAATTTCAAATGAAATTGAACGTGTGGATTGTCCTTGCAGTCCTTTTTTTGCTTGCGTTTTTGCTCGCACCCCGCGTCTCGGGTTTCCTGTATGATTCCGGGGGTGACTATAACGTCGTGTGGCCCCGGGCATATAACAACTGGGTCAACCTTGACGGGTACATTGACGTGCCCACCGGGGCGGCGTGTTAAAAAACGTGTCTTGTCCGACCCAAGGAATCGAGTGACACTGAGTAGACACCAAAAAGCAACAAAGGCCCTCCACCGCCTCTAAGCCCAGCCACACAGAGAGACCTACGGTCTCGAGTCGGGACTCCTAAACTTCGTGTGTTCACAGGCCCAGAGACGGCCAAACAGCCAGTTAAGGCACACACACTCAAGTACCCTAAGGACCAAATGGACTCCGGTGCCAACTTCACTGCCGCCATCAACGCCCTGGTCGGTGAGCGCGACCGCCAGTTCCTTGTGCGCGTGGCACAGGACTACAATCTGCCGTTTGAGCAGCTCTCCAAGTTGTATCTGGAGGTGTCTGCTGACGCAATCAAGGTTCCTCGCAAGTACACCAAAAAGCCCAAGGCGGTGGCAGTTGTGACTGAGGGTGCTGAGTCAGCACCGGCTGTACCCGCGGCTCCCAAGGAGCCCAAGGCAAAGGCTGAAAAGCAAAAGTGCACGGCGTGCACTTCCAAGAAGGAGCCGTGCAAGTTCAGCGCTCTGAAGGGCGAGGTGTTTTGCAAGCGCCACCTCCGCGCGGATCAGGAGGCAAAGGGCGAGGCTCCGCCCAAGGAAAAGGCGGCAAAGAAGCCCGCGGTCAAGGCGGCTCAGCCCATGCATACGCACGCTCTGACTGAGAATGCAGAGGGCGAGTGTGCACTGTGCGAGTCGCACGGCAACCCCCTGGCAACTGGCGAGGGCGAGTTCGAGGTGGTGATTGGCACGGCGGGTACAGCCCCGGTGGCGCCCTTGACTGTGGCTGAGCGCCTGGCGGCCATCCTGGATGACGCGGATGAGGAGGGTGAGTCAGACGCCGAGTCTGAGGAGGAGTACGCGGATCTGGGCGGCCTCACGGAGGAGGGGTTCGAGGAGGACTAAGCAGCGCGGAGAGCTCCGAGTGAAGATAGCTGAAGCCGGTCGGCCAGAGTTTATACAGTGTAATGAGCCACAAACCAGTTAACATAACCCACACAGCAAGCGTCTCCGTCTCCTCGTCTTCAAACGTGTAAAAAGGCGACGCAAGCCTCCCGATAAACGATTCGCTCTTGTATATAGGGTCCATAACTTGTCCGAAAAAGGTGTCTTTTGATTCACACCCTCCTCGAACAAGCTTTTCAATTTCTGTAAGGGCACACACGGATTGATTTGTGATCCAATGCATCATGAGAAAAGGAACTATGATAAAATGAAGCGACAAAAGGTAATCTCCCCCGAAAAACGGAACGGCACATATGAAAAGCACGACCAAAACGTGTATAAATTGTATTATGTTCGCCAACATTTACTAGGTCCCTATAAAAAAACGTGTTCAGTACAGCACAAGGAAGGGCGACCATGGTCCCTGTTCAAAAATCGAAAATGTTCAAGCGCCCTACCATCAAGCACGGCTTCCTGGGCCCCAAGCAATTTGTGACTGAAATTCGTCCAAATGGTACACGGGCCAGCACATGGGTCACACCCGTGGACCGGCCGGTCATCGTGCCAAACGGAACCCCGGGCCGGGTCGGGGAGATTGTAGACTTGATATACAAGGGTGAGGCCCTTATTCGCAGACCGGCAAAGACACCCTGGACACCCCCCATGGACTATGAGTTTGTGGCAAAGCACATGCCGGAAACAGACAGGGACGCATACCTGGCCAAGTGTGAGGAGTGGTTAGCGGCCCACCCCAAACAGGCGCCAGTAGAGGCTGCCCAAAAGGGTCCGGAACCCGACCGACAGCTCATCCAGGCCTTGTTCAAAAAGTACCCGGGAGCCGTTCCTCCATTCGAGGAGCGTATCAAGGTGTACAAAGCAGCGGGGCATTCTGAGGAGTACATCAACAAGGCGATTGCGCGGCACCAGAAGCTCACAGAGACGGCTGACGAGCGCCAAAAAGCCCTCGACGCCATATTCGGCAAGTGGCCCTCAGCAAACAAGGCGGTTCCCAAACCCAAGGGCAAGGTGATCAAGGCGGTCAAAAAGCGAACTTAGAGCACTTAAACGCGTGTAATAGTAATGGACGACGTTCCTCCGAAAAAAGTCAGATGGGCCGATATCCCTGATGACGCCCCGTTACCCGTCTGGCCCCCACCCGAGCCCCCCACTGTCGTCTCCAAGCACGGAATCAAGGTCCGGGCACCCCCACTTAAACAAAAACCGCCTGTAAAAAGCAAGTAGCGCATGTCTTGTGTCGTATGTTGCGAGTCTTTCAATAAATCGAATCATTCACGTGTTAAGTGCCCATTTTGCGAGTTTGACGCGTGTACGGCCTGTAGCGAGCGGTACCTATGTGACACGGCGGAGGATGCACACTGTATGAATTGTCGCAAGGGGTGGACTCGCGAGACTCTTGTGGACAATTTTACCCAAAAATTCGTTTCCAGAACATATAAGGAGCGTCGCGAGAACCTTCTTTTCGAGCGTGAAAAGAGTCTCATGCCTGCGACCCAGCCCTACGTGGAAGTTCAAAAGGAGATTCGGGCCCTTCAAACGCCCATCAACAAACTCGCGGCGAATATTCATTTGGAATACGAAAAGTTCAACAAGATTAATAACCAACCACTGGCTGTGCTTGCGGTGGAGCACGGCCTTACGTCCGAGTTCCGGGCATCTATTGTCCGCCACAAGTTGGCGAGTGAGCAACAAAAGATCATAAATGTTTTACGAGAGGACCAGGCACACCTCGTATGGGTTCAAGAGAGGCTCAAAGGACACTTGGAAGGGAACCAGGTTGAAAGGGAAAAGCGCCAGTTTGTTCGGGCGTGCCCCTTTGCCGACTGTAAGGGCTTTTTGAGTACGGCATGGAAGTGCGGTATGTGTGAGAACTGGGCCTGTCCGGAGTGTCACGAAGTCAGGGGACCGAACAAGGATACTCCACACACGTGCGACCCAAACAACGTGGCAACGGCTCAGCTCTTGGCCAAGGACTCGCGCAACTGCCCCAAGTGTGCCGCCATGATCTTCAAGATTAACGGGTGTGATCAGATGTATTGTACCCAGTGCCACACCGCCTTCAGTTGGAAGACGGGTCGGGTCGAGACGGGTACCATCCACAACCCTCACTACTACGAGTATGCACGTATCCGTGGTACGCTGGCGCGGAACCCCGGGGACGTACCGTGTGGCGGGTTTCCCGACTATTATGCTATACGTGGACTCGTTCGAAACATAGCTTCAAATACTTCCATGTACGCCGTCATACTCAACGCCCACAGAGCCTGGGGACACATGGAGTGGTACGCAACCAGATACAACGTGGGTGTGGACGATAACCGTGATCTGCGTATCAGCTTGATGATTGGGGACCTCCCTGAAGACGAATTCAAAAGGAAGATTCAGCAGCGCGAAAAGGCTCGTCTGCGCAAGACGGATATTCGCCAAGTTATTGAGATGCTCCGAGCCGTCCTTCTGGACCTGTTCCAGGATTTCGCCCAGACGAAAAACACCGATACATTGTACCTGTCTTTGTGTGAGCTCCAGAAGCACTATAACGATACACTCCTCACAGTTTCCAAACGCTACAACAACTGTGCCGTTCCTAGGCTCATAGGAAATTTCTCTACGCCTTGAGTAGGCATGATGTTGTGGCTCATTCTGTTACTCATCATCATTGTTATTGTTCTCTGGCTCGTATGGACCAGACAACAGGACCAGTTTACTCTTAAAGAAATACCAAAGGTCATATGGACGTTTTGGGACTCGGATACTCCGCCCGAGTTTGTTCAGAACTCGATTGACACATGGAAAAAGTATAGTCCTGATTTTGAAATAAAATTGGTAACTCCAAGCAACATCGGAGAGTACCTCCCAGGTATAGACTTTACAAAGTTCAAACATACCAACTTTATTCAAAGGGTCTCGGACTTTGTTCGGGTCCATCTCGTCGCCAAGTACGGTGGTATATGGTCGGACGCGTCCGTCGTTGCAAAGCGGTCCCATAACTGGATCATAGATGAGCAAAAGACGAGGGGCTTTGAGGTGTTTATATACAGAAACGATAGAGATCAGACCAACCCAAACCATCCTGTACTTGCAAACTGGTTCTTCGCCTCCGTTCCAAACTCAAAGTTTGTCCGAGAGTGGAAGGATGAGTTTAACCGGACCCAAGACTTTGACACTATTGACGACTATATTTCGGATATCAAGGCGAAAGGGGTCGATACCCAAAGGATACCTGACCTCGGGTACCTGACACAAGATGTGGCGGCTCAGGTTGTTATTCAGACCAAGATGACCCCCGAAGAAATGAAGACAATTTATACCCTAAATTCCGAGGATGGTCCATACAAACATTCCCATGACAATGGGTGGGACGCCCCCAAGTCTGTGAAGAGTCTATGTGATACGCCTGGACACGAGCTCCCAGACCTCATAAAGATATACGGGAACGAAAGGAGGGCCATCGAGGCGGATGATAACCTCAAGTGCTCGTACAAGATATTCGACTAAGCAACAAAACTCAATTCTTTTTACAAAACTCAAAGTAGCCATAAGAATTATAATT